TCTGAACTTGGAGATAAACCAAGTATAGTATCCATCTTTTCTGCTAATGTAGTTTGTGTTGGATTTTGTGGGTCAGGTAAATCTAAATCTAAGTATACTTCATTACGTATTTCTTTTGCTAAATCTACTGGGTTACGATAAATTAAATGTGTGTATCTTTCTGCTTTACTTAAATTACTTGCGTAATAAGAAACATAGAACTGGTCTATAGGAACAAACTCAGATACAGGTCTCTTTAATGTTTCATCATAATATATTTTTTTAAATGCTGAACCTAATAAAGGTAAATGAAAAAGCATTCTTTCAAACTCATCAAAGTATTCAGGCATCTGTTCTGTTACTTGATAGTTCATAAAGTCTTGAACTCTATTTGCCTGTATTTCTTTTTCAGGAGTTACCTTACCAAGTATCTGTGCTTTAACTGGTCCTTTAGATGGAAATAATTCTTGTGATGCTTTTGATTGAAACTTAACTGCAGATTCAATTAATAATGGATGCACTGCAGTACATGCTCCTTCAAAAGGTTCTGTTGTATCTTGTATTTTTAAACCTAATAAATCAAAACCTCTTTCAAACATAGACTCCCACTCAGACCTAGAATCTTTATCTGCAACAAAGTTATCATAAACATCATTACCTATATCTTCTAATAAATCTTGGTCTAAGTTTTCTGCTAAGTTGCCATACCACTCACCTATTTCAGTTGATGCTCCCATCTCTGTATTCTCTTCTGTGGAAGAAAAGTCAACTGTTAAACCACCATCATCTTCCAACTCAAAGGTTGGGTCTCCTGTCTGTGGTTGTTCTTGTTGAGCTCCTAACTGAATAATGTTTTCAGCTGCAGGTCTCATTTGTTCAAAAGGATTTTTTTCAGTTGCCATTAGATTTCAGCACACGCATAACAATTAATTTCTAAACCTACGCTAATTTCTTTTATTTCTGGCTTTTTCCATTTATTTTTCATAAGATACTCCTTGGGTTAAATTACAGTATAGCATCATACTCTCCAGTACGCAACTCTTTTTTTTCTTGGCTCATCTTCGTAGTATGGGTCTTCAGGATGTTCTAAATGCCATGACTCTTTCATGTAGTGAATAGCCATAGTTAAAGCATCTACTTGGTCATCATGGGCTGAGTTAGGAAACTGTAATAATTCTGTTACTAAATCATCTGCCCATCTTTTATTTTTAGGTAACCATACTCTACCTGATTCAATCATAGGTGAAGCTGCATACACCCTAGATACTTTATCTCTATCTGGTAAATATTCTTTAACTGGTAGTCCTGCTCTTCTCATATCTTGAATAAGAGATTGACCTGATGCTTTTTTTTCTACAATACAAATATCTGGCATGTGTTTACTGTATAATTCTTGAGCCATACGTCTTAGCATTGGATATTCAAACCTACCTCGTATGTTTCCTAGTAAGATTAAGTTAGCAGGGTAACCTTCATCTCCAAATTCATCTTGGTCATACATAGAAAAGATACCCCAAGTTTGTATTACACTGTAATCAGCTGTAGTACTAGTAGAAAATGCAGTATCATATGTTTGAATCATAAAATCACAAGTAGGAGGGTCCTCATATTCCCAATATTGTAACCAATTCTTTTTAATTAGACCACCTTCTTCTGGTGTTGGGTTCTGCATGTAGAGAGCTTCCCAATATCTACTACCATTAGAAGCTCTTATTTCTTCTTCATCTATTTTAAGTACATCATCTGGTTTCCATTCAGGAAAATAAGAAGAACCTACAGGTAAATCTAATAGTTTTGATGCTTCATCATCTACCCACGCAGGAATACGTACTACATCCCAAGGAATAACAGAATATTCAGACATATCTTCTTGTTGTTTAAGCAACCATCCACACAAATCATCATAATGGTACCTAGTATTTATGATAAGAATACTTCCGTTAGGCATAATACGTGTTCTTAGTCCAGCAGGGTACCATTCTTTAACATATTTACGTCCTGCTTCTGAATATGAGTCTTCTTCAGACATCACATCATCTAATATTGCAATATGTGCACCACGTCCTGCTATTTGTGACCTCACACCTGCTGCATAATACGTACCACCTTGCGTTGTTTTCCATTTTCCTGCAGCTCTTACGTCTGAACGCAGCGAAACTCCCCCAAAAATCTTAGAAAAGTCCTCTTCATTTACTAAATCTCTTACACTTCTACCAAAATCACTAGATAATTGGTCACTATGGGACACAGTTAAGATTTCATGCTCTGGATTTCTACCAATATACCAAGCAGGAAAGAGTTTAGAACAGATTACAGACTTCGAGGAACGTGGAGGAAGAAAAACCATGAGACGTTTTATCTCTCCACTTTCTAATTGTCTTAGTTTTTCTGAGATAACCTCAATGTGCTTTCCCATCTTCCAGTCTGAGATGAGTTTAGGAGCCATTAAACGTACAAATGTAATAAAATCTATCTTTGCTTCTGCTTCTACTTTCTCGCTTAAATGCTGGTGTAGCTCCATATAGTCTAAAACTGCATTGTTAGCTACTTCATCATGGATATTTTGTTGCATAGAGGACTCCTAAGATTTCAGTATAACGTAGTTTTTAATTTATTGCAAGAATTTTCTTTCAGAAAGATTCTTCTTCTTATTATATATATATATATATATATTATATATAAGAATATGGTAGTAGTAGTATAAGAAATATAGTACTTATAGGCTAAGATGTCTAAGAGTAACTTATATATATTATATATACTATATGTAACTCCCCACTAAAAAAGATACCTTAGTTTTTTTGGTAATTATGTCACACTATCACATATATATATAACTAGCTAGTCGTGTTTTTGCTCCTACCATGATGAACTGCATTACCTTAGTCGTCATACCTGGCTATAAGAGATACCTTTATGAATCCAGAATACACTCCATGCCATCCAAAGCAATCAAAGCGATTATATTTTAAAGTAGGTTTTTTATCCATTAGTATATGATGATAAGCTTCTATCTATCTCAATGGCATCCCTAAATCTTTTCTCCCTTTTTTTTCCTTTGGAAAAAGAGAAAACATTTTTCTGTTATATTAACTTAATTCTCAAGGAGAGAACAATGGATAAAAAACAACTTCAAAATACAATCGCTTCAATTACTTTGTATAACAAGGGAGTGAATCCTGGATTCATAAAGGCTGGTGGATTCAAGAAGGGTATCGCTAACCTAGCCAAGTATGACGACCAAGGTAATCCAGTGCGTGACGAAAAAGGTAATCTAGTTGCATCTGGTAGAAAAGTATGGGCAACTGCTTGGCACAGTAAAACTACCAAAGGTAACATTAGCATACAGTTTGGTGATGATGTACCAGAAAAAGCTTCCGATAGTAACCTCCCTGCTATCGAAGAGTAGGAGCCTGGCAGGAGAGAGTGTAATAGCTCTCTCTTGCTCTCCTAAAACACTTTTAGCTTTTATTCTTAGATTAAACTAATACGACTTGATAGCTATGATGCTAAGTCGTAACTAATACGTAACTAATTAATTTTTTTATCTCTATTTATTTCCTTCGGAAATAGTTAAAAAAATTATACATAACATGGAGATTATTATGAACAATGTAGAACTTAGAGACTTAGATAACCAACGAAGATATGAAAGAAAGAAAGCAAGAATATTATATAAAGCACAGAAAGACCTGCAAGATATATCATCAAAGAAGTTCTGGGAAGACCAGTTGTTTGATGCATTACTTGGTGCAGGTTTATTTGTATTGTTTTTTGGAATATGCTTTCTTTTAGGATTGCTCTATGCTAATATAACTTTATAATAAGGAGATTAAAATGAAGAAAGAAATGTTGTTTAAATTAATATACAAAGATGTGCATCCTGATGTAGGACAGACAGTAGAACTAGATGGTACATACACACTAGACCAAGCATTAAAGAAACGCACTTGGTTAAAAGAAACATACAACTGGTATGGACCAGGTGTAAGAGTATTAATAGAAAGGATAAGCTAATGGGTAGACCAGCATTAACAATACAAGACTTTGATAAAGCTATTGGACCACATGGTAAGTTACTGTACAAGATAGCTATTGATAATAATTTAACTATACAGCAGCTAGCAGATGCACTTAGTTGTAGCTCTTCAAACATAGTAAACATACTGAAAGGTATACATAACTTAGGTGCACCAAAGCTAAAAGAGTTAAAGAACTTATATAAAATTAACACATTAGGGAGTTACTAATATGGGACAAGTTAAAAATAAAATGATGGAAGAACAAGAAGAATTCTGGAACGAATGTACAGACATGATGAAATCATCAGAGAATATACAAGAGTTCTGGCAACAGTTTAATGCTGCTGAAAAAGATGGTAGCATTAGCAGACCTGAACATATTTCTATGACTGAGTTTGAAGAAGCAGCAGCTGAAGCTTGGCATGAAGTATGGGCAGATTATTTAACACCATTATCATAAAATGAAAGGAAATAATATGTGTAGTTTAATGGATATAACTGAAGATAAAGTAAAAGCAATAGTCAAAGAAGAACCTGTTACATGGTCTTGGGCTGTTGATATATTAGAAAGACATATCGTACACAAAGAGTACATTAGTTCAAGAAGCTTATTGACTGCATTAGAAAGAATTAAATGTGGTTAAAGATTATCAGCGAAGATGTGTGAAGTGTGGTGCAACATCAGTCTTTATCGAATTAGATGAAGGCTGGTGTCCACCATGTTACAAACTTAAATTTATAACGGAGAAAACAAATGAACAAAGTAGATACAAGTTTACAAAAATTACAAGACCTGGCAGTTGAAATGCATTACACTAAAAACTTTACTGCACTTTTAGATTTACTACAAAAAGTATTAGATAATCAAGATACTATCGTCTGTAAAATCAATGACTTACAATCAAATGTTGAGGACATTAGAGAGAGGATGATAACAAAATGATACTAGATAAAAAATTGTATGGTAGTTGGGAACATAAACATACATGGAAAGACCATAAAGAATTAAGAGATAAATGTAGTCAAGATAACTTAGATGATTTGACACATATGCTCGGAGAGAATTGGGCTATCGTACCGATTGATACTATTAATGGATTGATACGACAGTTTAATAAAGAGGTGTTGCAGCATGAAATAGAAACTTCTGTTGCAGCTTTTGATAAACTAAAATGAAGGAGACAATATGTCACATAACGTAGAAACTATGGCTTATGCTGGGGAGTTACCTTGGCATGGGTTAGGTGTACCTGTATCAAATGATATGAGTGCATACGAAATGATGGAAGCAGCACAGTTAAACTGGACTGTTAAGAAAGTACCAATGTTTAGATTAAACAATAGTGCTATTGAACAAGATAATCTAAATCAATATCATGGTGGTATGTTAATAAAGAATAAGATGGCACTGATAAGAGAAGAAGATAACACTGAACTAGATGTAGTAGGTAAGAACTGGCATCCTGTTCAGAATCAAGAAGCCTTTGATTTCTTTTATGATTGGGTCGAAGAAGGGAAGATGGAAATGCATACAGCTGGTTCATTAAGTAATGGCAAGATAGTATGGATACTTGCTAAAGTTAATGAAACATTTGAGGTGGTTAAAGATGATGTCGTTGAAAGTTATATGTTGTTTACTAAT